ATAGCTTTAAATACCCAGCTTACTAATGGTTGGACGGTTGCACAACTTGCCCAATACAGGGGGCTTTTGCTGTTGGAGAAAGCCCAAAAACTTCTCAATGCTACAATGCTTGCTAATCCTTATGTATTAGTTGCAACAGTTATAGGAGGACTAATAGCAACTATGTGGATATTAAAAGATAGTACCGACGCTAATGCTGAAGCAACCGAAAGACACAACCAATTGCGCAAGGAACAAGCAGACCTTATTGATGACGAAAAAAACAGAATTAATGGACTAATATCTACTATTCAAGACGAAACTAAATCGTGGGACGAAAGAAATAAGGCTTTTTTAGCGTTAAAAAGTAGCACAGGTAGCGTGCTTGATAAATACACATCTCTCAATCAAGTATTGAGAGAAATGTTTCAAGTACTGAAAGACTTAAATGGACGCTATGAGACAATGAATGAAAATATGTCTCGTGACGCAATAGGGAAAACTCAAGAAGCAATCAAAGCTAAAGAGTCACAAATAGATAAGTTGATAAAAATGCAAGCGTATGACAGTCGATTTGCTATGAGTACTCAAAGAGAAATCAACCGTCTAATAAAAGAAGTTGAAAGAGACAAGTTAGTACTCCAAAAACAACAAAATGTGGTAGTAGGTATTGATGTGAGTCAATTTGCAAACTCTCTCAATGGTAAAAGTAAAGCGGAGTTAGACAAGATAAGAAAGCAAATTAATGACGCATATAATAGTAAAAAATCGCCATCAGTAGGTAGTAATTTCAAGATAACAGACGATATTCAAAATCCTTTTCTTAAATACGACTTTAACGAGTTGGGACGTTTCAATCAGGCATACAAAGAACATATAAAAATGATTGAACAAGCTAAAAAGCAAACTACTGATTTCGTTGCAAAGAAGAATGAGATTTTAGTCCTACAAAAACAAATAAATGAAGCAGAGGCAAGAAATAAAAAAGGCACGAATATAAGTACTGAGGAATTAAATAAATTAGACGAAAAAAGGGCTAAATTAAAAACACTTCTTGAAGAGTACAAGAAGGGGACAGGAGATGACTTATCAGCCAAAAGCAATACCCCAAAAAGAACTACCAAAAAAGAAACCCTCCCTGATTTCGACACTGAAAAAGCCCAAAGAGACCACAACCGACAAATTCAAGACGACCTTTTTGCTCGTGAAGAGTCGCATATCAAAATAATGAAAGACGGAGCGGAAAAGCGCCTTGCTATCATTCAATTGGAATACGACAAGCAAGAAGAGGAAATTAGAAGGCGTTCAGAAGACCAGCTAAACGCATTCATCGAAACCGAAAAACAAAAAGCAGAAGCACAAGGAAAATGGAAAAAAGGACAAGCGTTTGATACCAATACTCCTGCTATCAATGCCGAAAAAGCACGCCTTGCTGAAAACGAAAAGGTGCTTTTAGCTTCTAATGCAGAGTACCAACGTATTCAGCAAGAACAAGTGTATAAAGACTTATTAGAAAAGTACCAAACCTATACCGACCAACGTAAAGCTATTGAGGAGAAATACAATGCCGATATTGCCGCTTTGCAAGCTAAATTAGGTGCAGACGCTCCACAGGTCAAAAAAGCACAAGACGAAAAAGCACGAGAACTCAAAAAGTTAGATATACTCTACAAAAAAGAGGGTACAGCCATTGCTAAACTCTTTGAGAATATGCGCAAAAAGACTGTCAAGGAAATACGCCAAACCATAGCAGAGGCAGAAGCTGAAATAGACCGGTTGGCGAGCAACCTTGATATGGGCGATAAGGACAATGTAGAATATATCCAAAGCCTTCGCCAGCAACTTGAACAAACAAGAGAGACAGCCGAGCGTAGCGATACCGTATTTGGCAAACTCGGTACAAACATCAAAAATCTATTCAAAGCCAAACCAAACACCGCTGAATGGCAGGAAGCGTTCAACGGTATGTTGTCGTCGGCACAATCAATCACAGGACAATTTGGACAGTTAGGGCAAGAGTTTGAGCGATTAGGACAAAGTACAGGTAACTCATCATTAGAGAAATTAGGACGTACTTTACAAAACACAGCAAACTTACTTAATAAAACTCTTTCTTTTGCTCAAATGGGTGCAAGTGTAGGAGGGGGCTGGGGGGCTCTTATTGGTGCTGTTGTAGGTTTAGGAGTAGGAGGTTTAGAGGGGGCTGCAAAAGAGCGTTTAGCTCACGAAAAAAAATTACAAGAAATAGCTCAGTCAAAAATAAACCAACAGAATGAATACAACAGGCTACTTTGGGAAGAGAAGATTTTACACAAAGAAAATACATCTATATTCGGCACGGAAGACATCAATAACGCTTTGAGTGATTTAAAAGAATACAACACACTGTGGAACGATTTAGAGCGCAGGATGGGTTTTAATCTAAAAAAACGTTATGAGGACGCTGGCACAAGTTTCCGTAGTTATGGATATCGGTCACCTAACAGGGAAGGCGATGATTATCTTGGTTTAGAGAATATTAAAATTGCAACAGGTAGTTATACTACAAGAGATTGGTTTTGGAAAAAATCTCATACTGAATATAATAGTCTACTTTCAGTGTATCCACAACTAATTGATAAAGCGGGGGAATTTGATGTAAACTTAGCTAAAAGCATTGTTAAAAACAAGGAGTTTGAAGGAACAGGGAAACAAGCTCTAGAAACTATCATACAACAATACGAACAAGCGTTAGAATCACAAAAAAAGTTTGATGAATATCTTAATAAAACCTTTGGAGAAATGGGCACTTCTATAATAGATAGTGTTGTTGATTCGCTAAAAAAAGGAGAAGACGCTTTTGAAAACTTTTCTAAGTCAGTAGGTAACATTATTAGCAAACTCGGTAAGCAGTTGATGTATGAGTTATTTGTTGCGAAAGATTTTAAGGAATTTCAAAAGAAAATGCACAAAGTAGCAGGAGATGGAAATGTTAGTAGTGAAGAATATGCTAATGCTACTGCGAATCTTATAGCTGAATTTTCCAGTAGAATGAAAGGTAAAATCGGTGAAATGCAACAATTCTTAAAAAATTGGAATGAAATGAGTAGTAATTTAGGTTACGACTTTCTAAAAGAGCAACGTCAAGCAGTAGAGAAAGGTTTTGCAAGAATGTCTCAGGACACTGGTGAGGAGTTAAGCGGGCAGTTTAGATTAATGACGGAGCTACAAAAACAAACAAAAGATGGTGTTATTCAAATATCTGAGCGCACAAGATTCCTTTCTGAAGATTTGAAGAACTTACACGCTATGTCGGCTCAACAGTTAAAACATCTTGCGGGAATTGAAGTAAACACTTTTCAGTTGCACGATATGCGAAAAGACCTTACGGGTGTTAAGACAATATTAAGTGATATGCAGACAAGAGGAATTAAAATGAGATAATAGAAAAGCCCTCAATTAAGAGGGCTTTTCTATTATCAATGCGTAAGTGTAACATCGTTTGTCTTTGGAATAAATAGGATGCTACGAAAATTATATAATGTTAGTTCGTCTCGTTTTTCATTAATAATTCCTCTTATTTCAACCCCTAAACTACTTTTTAGTGTTAGATTAGGGTAGCTATATGAAAACTTTCCTTTTTCAGTGCGTGATACCTTTTGAAATTTTCCATTTTCTAATCCTGTTTCTATGACAATTAGTAAATATTCATCGTACGTAAAGGATAGATTAATATATTTTTCTTTATATTCATCTCCTTTGTCTTGTATATATGTCCAAGAAACTTTCAAATCATCAGGAACTATTTTCTCCTCACTTTTCGAACACCCCACAGCGAGCAGGGCAATCAGTAATAATACTATTCTTTTCATTGGTATATTAATTTTAAAAAATTATTATTCACGAAATGGATACCAAATAAGGCTGTTTGTGTCAAATGACAATGTTGCAACAAAATGATTTGCTTTCTTGGTTTGCTCTTCTTTTGGCAACCACGAAAAATTATCCATAAACGGCTCAATATCCTTTGAGTCTATGATATGAATATTACATTTAACATCTTTTTGTTGTTTCCTAAAAGATAAAGCAAATTTACAAATATCCTCTTTTACAAACTCTTGTTTCTTGTAAAAAATGTAGTAGTTAGTAACGGTAGGTCTTACATCTTTCTTTATAACCTCAAAATCTGTATCAATGATTATATTTTCCATAATACTAAAATATTTAGGTCGCAAATATACAACATTATTTTTAATTAACGACCATTTTCGTGAAGTCACGAAAAATGATAATTATATCTGTATATCCAACTGCTTCAACCTCTCCCGCTCCCTTTTAGCCTTGTTCACTTGGTATATAGCCGTTGTGTTTTGGTTAGTGTGCGAAGCTAAAAGCATAGCCGTATCGCTATCCAAGTTATCAAGCATATAGTGTTTGAGGGCGTAAAAATCAGCTTCAATGCCTAATTTACCTTTTACGTGTCGTTTCCAAAATCTTGTAACAATCTCGGTATGCCCCATTTTCTTATTAGGTACAAAATCAAGTGCAAAAAGGTAGTCGTTATCGCTTTTACACTTGCTGCATATCTCTTTCCAAAATTCTAATGCAGGGGATAATATCACCTTTGTACATCGTTTGTATTGCCCGCCTTTTTCAAGGAGTATTACAAACTCCTGTTTGTCCAAATCTACATCTTTGCGTTGTAATCTGAAAAGTTCGGTATTACGTGCCCCTGAATATAGGAATATCATCATATACCTATAAAAGTCGGGGTTAATAAATCGCACGTGGTTTTTTACTTTTGTAAGTTCATCAGCGGTAAGTATAGTACGGACTTCTTTAATCACCTTTTTAGGGTATATATCCCTCGTAATGTTACTTTCGCAGCATTCGTACTCTATTAGCTCACGGTATAAGCTGGATAAGTATATCACAAACCTATTGTAATATTTGTCGGATAGTCGCAACCAGTCCAGCATTCGCTTTAAGTCCACCCTTCGTAAGTCTTTAATTTTAACGGCTTGCAAATCGAGAGCTTCACACGCTTTTTCAAGTCTATTGATAGCGCATTGTATTTCGTATAGGTGCTTTTTAGTACCTACTTTTATTTCCAATGCACGCCTAAAAGCCTCAATAAAGTGTAATTCAGGGTAAAGACCCTCCTTGTGAAGGCTCACATACTTTTTGAGGATAGGATTAAAACCATTGTCAAGTTGCTGGGGAATGTTTTTAAGGAGAAAAGAAATCATCGCTTTTCGTTCCTCTATCGTATTAGGTCTGTTAGCCTTTTTTCGATAGGGAAAACCCTTAGGGTATTTCTTTTCAAAACGAGGGTCAAAGAAAACGCATTGCACGTACCAATCTTTATCCAAGTCTTTTTTAGTAGCTTTTTGCCAGTTGGCAGGGGACACCCATAGTTCGGAGTAGCTACACCCGTCCATTGTTTTTGTAACCATAATGTAATTATTTTAGATTGACGTTTACCTTGTCGTTTTTGAATAATTACAAATGGGATTACCGTACTAAAAATAAAAGGTAACGCTTTGAGTGGAAGTACGTTACCTTGTTGCTCCCCCTACTGGA